CGATGCACATTTTTATTGTAGCAAAACTGCCAAAAGCAGATCATTTGATCCACACATAGATCATGATGATAATTTTTTGGTTCATGCACATGGTTCAGTAAAGTGGACTATCTGCAATACTCTTGAAAATAAAGGAAACGATGCGACCAGTTTCAATCTTACAACTGGAGATTTACTTTACATACCAAAAGGTCTTGCACATTCAGCAGTACCATTGAGTAAAAGAATTTCTATATCAGTGCCTTTATTAGAGCTAAACGACATGAAAACCAATACAGTCACTCCACTGGATCGCAAATATTATGATTTTTCTTGAAAACAAGTTAAACTTTAAATCTGGTTTTGTTCAGTATGTAGTTTAACAAGGATTTAGGATGGCGATAAAAATTTGGGATGGTGATTCGATTGAAACACCAAATCCAATAGTTGTAAAAGTAACTGACGGAACTCTGCGTTTTGTTAATTACGCTGTTGTAAAAGAAACAGATGGCTCTCTTACTACTTTTTTTAATGCTATAAAAACAACTTCAAAAAATACGACCACCACTTTCAACACTACTGCAAACACTACTACCACTTTCAACACGACTACCACATTCGATACTACTTTTGAAACAAGTGCAAGCACGACCACTACTTTTAACACAACTCGATCAACTAGCACTACTAGAAGTACCACAACAACTTTCAACACGACTCGATCTACAGCTACAAGTAGATCGACCACAACTACTTTTAGTACAAACCTACCGGGTAAAGGTGGTGGCTCTCGAAATACGACTCGATCTACGACTACTACTTTCAATACAGCAGTCAGTTTTAATACGACTCGATCTACGACTACTTCATTCAACACAACAACGACTTTCAGTACGAGTAGAAGCACGACCACAACTTTTAACACAACCACCACTTTCAGTACAAGTGCGAGCACCACCACAACTTTCAACACCACTGTCTCTACAACAAGAGACACATCTACAAGTAAATCGACCACAACAACTTTCAGCACAAGTGCTACTACATCTACAGTTGTGTTTGAAAGATTGACAGCAACAGGAAACACAGGTTCGATATTCGAAACAGAAGTAGCATCAGCTAACGCACACAACGCTAGATATTGGGATGGCGATTCATGGGAAGAAGCATAAGAGGAATAAAAAAATGACAATGACAGTAACAAAAATTAAATATAGTGACATAGACCAAACAATCTTTGAGGAATGTTTTAATTACTCATTACCTTATTTTGATGGAGATAAACCAAATATAATATGGGAAGAATATAATTTGACTCGTAGTTCCAGCACAGCAGATAAGCTCGATGCTATAAAAAACCTATTCAAAGATAGAGAAGGCAAAGATGACTTTGCTATCTTTCAATTAGATATAGATGGAAGAATAGTAAATTATGGTTGCGGTAGACGAGAATTACAAGGCGATAAAATGTTCAATCATGAGCTAGATTTGTACAGGAAAGATTCTGGTCGTAGTGGTGGTTGGGTATATTCTTTAGAGTATCATAAAGTAATAGATGAATTTTATAAAAGTGTTTCTGATGGTTGTGTCAAATCTAGTGTATGGGTTGTAGAGGGTTCAAGTATGGAAAAATCATATATTGATTGTGTCAATTCTGGATGGATTGATTACTCTGTACCCATCTCAATAGAATATCACGATCAAGGCTTTAGATATAAAAAGCTAGTAGTAACTTTTAAAGGATGAGTTTTCTTAATCCTAAATCAATAGCACTTGTAGGAGCTTCGACAAAAACTCTTGATGAAGCTATATCTCAGAACAAGTATTGGGGTGCTGCTTTGAGAGATTCTCTCTTAGATAGCACTTCAGTTCCTTTATATCTAATTACAAAACATGAATCATATACAGATTTGCCAGAAATCCCTGATTTAGCGATAGTTGCAGTACCTAATATCATTGAAGAAGTAACTAAGATTGTAGATAAAGGTACATATAAAATTATAGTTATTAATACTTTAGATGCTTTTACAGAAAGAAAGTTATATGAAATTGTAAAAAATAAAGCAAAAATACTTGGTCCAAACTGTATGGGTGTACATTGTGATGCTTATTCTACTTTTCTTTTAGATAGAAAAACTACTGGAGATATAGGATTAGTTACGCAAAGTGGTGGTATTGGCGAAGCACTATTAGAAAATGTACCAAACTTGAGAACAGTAATAAGTGTAGGTAATGCGCAACATTACACAATAGAAGATGCAATAGAATCACTAAGGCAAGAACCTAATATAAAAAGAATTGCATTATATTCAGAAAGTTATATTCCAGAAGGTGATGATGTTTTAACTTTAATGCCTAAATACAACAAAAAAAGCATTGAGACTGTTCATAATCATTCAGGTTTAACTTTAGAAAAACATAACGCTATCAATAATTTAAATGATTTTATTAAAATTCTTAACGAAAAAGTATTAGTTATAAGTAATTCTGGTGGATGGCTTTGCTTGTATGCTGGAGAAAATCCATATCAAAATGCAACATATATAGATACAAATGCTACAGGCAATCCATTAGAAGCTGCTATAAAAATGCAAAAGAATTACGATAGAACAATTATCTTTTGGAATAAATATTACGATTATCCAGAAGAAAAAAGAGACACAACTAATTTATTAATACCTTTCGAAATTATTATAAGTTGTGAAATGTGTTAGACTAGAAAAAGTATTTTTACTAAGGACAATATATGAGCAGTTCACCAGAAGCGTTTGTTTATAAGTGCAAACTTAAATCTGTTACAGATGGAGACACTATCAGGCTTGAAACAATTGATCTTGGATTCTCTGTACAGCTACACAATAAAGCTGTAAGGATAAATGGCATCGATACACCAGAAAGTCGTATCAACATAAAAAGATATCCTGAAAGAGCAAAAGAGAAAGAGCTTGGATTACAAGCTAAACAAAAACTTAAAGACTGGCTTGTAGGTGATATTACTCTTAGATCGTATGGTACAGATAAATATGGTAGAGTATTAGGTGATATTTTCTGTGAAAAAGGAAATGTCGCTGAATTGTTAAAAAAAGAAAACCTCGCTGTAGATTATTATGGTGGGACAAAAGTAAAGAAATGGGGAGTAGATAATGTTTAGATTGTGGCAAAAAATTAAAAGTTTTTTCGTTAAAGAAGAAGTTGAGTATGAAACTGTTAGAGCTAGAACAAAAAAAGGTAGGTTCGTAGCAGATGATCCATCAACTCCTGATGTTAATGAAGCCTATAAAAAAGTTGCTAAGAAAAAAACAAAGAAAAAATCTAGCAAGAAAAAATAGTACGCATAGAGATATGACGAAAGAAGAAAAGTCTTTGCACAAAATAGAAATGCACGAAAAAGAATGTGCTATACGCTATGAGTACATAGAAAAAAGGCTTAACGAAGGTAGCGAAAAATTCAAAAGAATTGAGTTAATGTTGTGGGGATTATATGGAGTCCTTGCAGCTAGTTTGGGTGTAGATAAGTTTTTTTGATAGATAGTGACATTGGAGTTATTTATGGATAACAACGATGTTGTAAAAAAGAAGATAGAACTCGAAGTTGAGGTTGGCTCTACTCATGTAGAGCGTGGTGTCAATCCATATCAAAAATGGATCCATCTAGCTAAAGCTATCGATGCTTGGAGAATATTCCCAAGGATTTTCGTCATTGTTTACATATACCTTATGTATGAATCTGTTATATGGTTCATGGGTATACCAGATCCTAACTTAGAACAATCAGCTTTAGTATCAGTAGTAGTAGGTGCTATGGGTGTTGTTTTCGGTATCTATTCTGGTAAATCAGGGCAGAGTAAGACCTTTAAAGGCGAATCCTAATGGAACAAGCAGTTCAGCTCCTATCAGAGCTAGGACTGCCTGTAGCTGGCGGTCTTGTCATGGCTTACTTTATATTTCTAGTTATGAAACAGCTAATGGATGGTCTTGTATCAGAAATAAAGACTGTTCAGGCGATATCTAAAATGCTTATTACTAGAGCATCTACCATGAACAACGATATGATTAGAATCGACACTTGCGTTTCTAGTGCTCTTAATTTATCACCAGATTTGGAACGCATAGCCAGAGCCGAGAATTTTGTTGAAGATGGGAAAATCGATCAACGCAGAGACTAATGGATATCGTAAAGTTTGTTTCAGAGTTTGGCTTCCCAGTCACTATGGTGATTGGATTAGGTTACTTCGTTTGGTTTGTATGGCAAACAATAAACACAAAAATAGATCCAGCTGTACAAGAAATGAAAGTTACTATCATAAGATTAACCGACCAGTTACGCATGCTCGATCAAGACATGATTAGGCTACAGCAGAAGGTTAATACAGTATTAGAGTTGAAAGAGGAAAACAGACTAAAAAATGATAAAGAAGATGAAAAGTAATTGGCACTGGTTTTTAGGTATATATGTGTATATGGCTTTGTTTTTGTTATTACTAAATGTTTACAGTAACGCTGATGAGATTATGTTTAAATTCAAAAGTCCAGCATTTTCAGGAATTAACACTTCTTCACATTACTTAACAATTGAGAATCAAGAGAACACCAGAAAACAAGCAGTTCGTGACGAAATAAAAGCGTATCAAGATGAATTAGAAAGAGATAAAGCAAATACCACTTTAAGTCGTTTCATTAGAAACCTGGAATCACGCATTTATGCACAATTGTCGAGACAAATGGTTGAGCAGCTTTTTGGCGAGGTTCCCCAAAAATCTGGTAAATTGGAGCTAGAGGGTAACACAATAGAATATACTGTAGATGAAGATGAACTTATTACACTTATTATTACAGCAGAGGATGGTAGCCAGACCACTATTTCTGTGCCTATTGGTGATTTTACTTTCTAGTTGTGCATCGAAAGATGTGCTCGAAGGTAAAGGTTTTCCTAGCATCGTTATCAAAAATACGACCATATTATCTTTACAATCAGAAGAATTAAAAAATGTAAAAGAACCAGTAAGAAAACCTGTTGTAGCTGTTTATCCAAATTCCTTCTCAGATCACACAGGTCAGCGCAAAAGTAATGGACAATTTGCATTATTTTCAACAGCTATAACTCAAGCACCAGAAGCATTTTTAATCAGAGCACTTAAACACAGTGGCGATGGTAAATTTTGGCGAGTCGTTGAAAGAGTTGGCTTAGACTCACTTACCAAAGAAAGACAGATAATAAGATCTACTAGGGTAGATTTTGAAGATCAAAGCGAAGTTAAGCCTTTACTTTTTGCTGGACTTTTGCTTCAAGGGGGTGTATTGAGTTATGATCAAAATGTACTCAGTGGTGGTGCTGGCGCAAGATACCTTGGTATTGGAAGCAGTAAAGAGTACAGAGAAGATCTGATAACCATTAGTTTAAGGCTTGTTTCAGTCTCTACAGGTGAGATTCTTATAGAGACTTCTACATCGAAAAGCCTACTTAGTGTTGGATTATCACAAGATATATTTAGATTTATTGATGGACAAAGGTTAATAGAGGTGGAAGGTGGTACAGCACAAAACGAATCAACTAGCATTGTGTTACAATCTGCCATTGAGATGGCTGTACTAGAAATAATAAAAATAGGTGTGACAAAAGGGTACTGGGAGTTTAAAGATGAATAATCAATTTAACAACATTTTCTATGGTGCTGTTATGCTTGCGTTTTTATTCGCATACAGCTTGTCATATTCAGATGATAATGAAATATATGTAGATCAAGCTGGTGCGAGTGCAAGTATCGATATCGAGCAGCTAGGATCAGGAAACTTAGTGGGTGGATTGCAAAGTACAGCTGGAAATATGACTCCATTTGATTTAGATGGAGCATCGATGTCATTAGATTTGAATCTAATTGGCGACAGCAACCTTTATAGAGGTGATATAACGGCTGATTCCTTTACAGGTGTGTTCGATATAGATGGAGATAGTAACTCATATACAATACAAGTAGATCCTAGTAACTCGAACAATGCCGACTCATCAAATGTAAATGTGGATATCGATGGATCGAGTAACACCATGACACTAGACTTAGCTACAAATTCTTTAGCTAGTGGCGCAGACATAGACACGATTGTGCAAGGTTCTAGTAATACTGTGCATATTGACTTGGATGTGGATTCAGCTACAAATTACATAGATTTAGACGGAGATTCAAATACAGTAGATTATAACGGAGATGGCTATGCTGGCGCATATTTCAAGCTCGAACATGATGGTGGATCGAGATCTTTCGACATTGATCAACAATCTACTCTGGATAATGATTGGTTGCGTGTCATTTCATCTGGAAGCAACGGCTCAGTCTGCATTAACCAGTCGGACCAAGGAACCTCAACCAGCTGCTAAAGACATTGGTGAGATTTCAGAGCTAAATGGTGTAACCAGAGTAGTAAGAGATAAGCCTTTAAAAAGCGAATTAGGTTTTTCACTCGATTCTATGGACAAGCTGGAAACAGCTTTAGGTCGCATGGGTGTAACTTTCCGAGATGAAACCACCATAAAGCTCACAGAGAATAGCACTGTGATCGTAGACTCCTTTATATTCGATCCAAATCCATCCAACTCCAGTATGGCTCTAAACTTCGTAAAAGGTACTGGGCGGTTCATTAGCTCAAAGTCAAAAAGAATAAAAAAAGAAAACATTAAGATACGAGCTGGCAATAGTGCAGTTGTTGGGATTCGTGGAACAGATCTAACGCTGACAGTAAAAGATACTGGTGAAGTGCTCGTTATTCTACTCCCGGACGAATTCGGTGAAAGTTCAGGAGAGATTATCGTTACAACGGCTCTGGGCAGTGTAGTTTTGAATAAACCCTATCAGGCTACAACTGTTTACAATCTTGAGTCTGTACCATCTAATCCAGTAATACTGGATCTTACTTTAGATCAAATAGATAATTATCTTATCGTTTCTCCACCTGACGAGAGAGAAATAGAATCAGATGATAGTAGCTCATCATCAGCTAATAATATATTGGACACAGATTTCCTAGAATTTGAAGATTTAGATGCTGATGTTTTGGATGCAGAATCAGAGTTGGAATATACTGAGCTGGATATAGATTACCTAAATGCAGATGGATTCCTCACTGACTTGCTAGAACTGGTCCAAGAACTTGATGAATTAGAGAAAGCATCAGGATCTTTGAACAATCAAGGTTTAGAAGGCACAAATATTGGTTTTGACAGCAACACACAGATATCTAGTTTTGTAACTGAGTCAGAAGTAAAATTGATAAGACAAGTAGAGGACAAGGTGCAAATAGAATTATCAAGAGATCAAAGCACTGCAATACGAATGGAGCAAGAGGGAAAGGTTAATCAAGTTTCAGTGAATGGTGGCACATCAAGTTTTATAAGTATCAAACAAGGCAGTTAATGTTGTAGATATTTATACAAATGTGTTAAAGTGCCCATAATATTATTTAATAGGTTTAAAAAGATGAGCAAAATATTGATAGGTGTTATTCTTGTAATGTCATTTGGCGGTTATTTGTTATGGAACCAAAATGCAGAGTTAAAAGCTCTTAACTATGCATATGAGGTCAGAGACAAAGAACAACAAGAAACCATAACAAAATTACAAGCTGATTTTAGTGAACAAACTGAAGGGTTGCTTGAAATACAAGCCAAAAGTAACGAAATACAAAAAGAAATGAATAATTATCTTGATGTATTCAGAAGGCACAGCTTGACTAAACTGGCATCAGCAAAGCCAAATTTGATTGAAACAAGAGCAAACAAAGGAACTAAAGATGTATTTGAAAGCATTGAGGAAGATTCTAGGGTACTTGATGATCTTGATGATGGTATCCAGTTGCAGTCTGTACCACAGACTGATCCCTGAACCAGAAACGCAAGTACAAATAGTAACCAAACCAGTCGAAAAAACGATTGTACAGCCTATTCTGCCAAGAGAAATAGATCTAAAAGAGCCATACTGGTATGTGGTCAGCAAATCTAATATTGATGAATTTTTAGCCAGAGTTGAAAAAGAGCAAGGACAATTGGTATTTTTTGCTATGAGTGTACCTGATTACGAGCTTATGGCTTACAACATGCAAGAATTAAAAAGGTACATAAACGAAATGCAAGAGATTATTGTCTATTACAGAAAAGTGACTAAAGGAGAGAACGATGAAGATTAGTCAAGAAGGTATTGAGTTAATTAAGAAATTCGAAGGCTGTAAGCTAGAAACATATCGTTGTAGCGCAAATGTTCCCACAATAGGCTATGGGCACACTAGAACAGTCGAAGAAAACATGAGTATTACACAAGATACAGCTGAAGCGTTACTTGTCGAAGATCTCAAAGAGTTTGAAGGTTATGTAAATGATTTAGTGACAGTTGATCTAAATGAAAACCAATTTTCGAGTCTTGTTAGTTGGACTTTCAACTTAGGACCATCAAACCTCAAGAGCAGTACGCTGCTCAAGTTGCTCAACCAAGAAAAGTACGATGAAATACCAGCGCAAATCAAGCGTTGGAATAAAAGTGCTGGTGTTGTTTCTGATGGTTTAATTAGAAGGCGAGAAGCAGAAAGTTTGTTGTGGCAAGGAAAAGAATGGCATGATGTGTAACATATCATTTATACTAACTCTAGGCAGTTCTCCATTACTGCTTAGGGGGTGGTAGGACCAATAATATTGTCACTATCTACCTACCATCCCTGTTTCTACTATGAGTAATTTATCTTTAAAAGATTTCGATATTCTTTCTCAAGCAGAGAAAGACGAAGCAATATCACTACTAAACAGATACGAACAACTAGAAAATCAAAAATCTTGTCACAAAGACTTTTTGTCATTCGTTAAGTATATGTGGGGTGATGCCTTCATATCTGGCAGACATCATAAAATAATAGCTGATAAGTTTAACAAAATAGCACAGGGTAAGTTAAAACGATTGATTGTTTGCTTGCCACCAAGACACTCCAAATCTGAGTTTGCAAGCACATATTTACCAGCTTGGATGATGGGTTTGAATGGCGCATTGAAGATAATACAGTGTACGCACACAGCAGAACTCGCAGTAAGATTTGGTAGAAAGGTGCGAAACTTAATAGATAGCGATGATTTCAAAACTATTTTTCCTAATTTAAGATTACAGGCAGATAACAAAAGTGCTGGTCGTTGGACTACAAACCAAGAAGGTGAATCATTTTATGCTGGTGTGGGTGGTGCGATTACAGGTCGTGGTGCTGATTTATTAATTATTGACGATCCACATTCAGAACAGGATGCACTTAGTCCAAAAGCAATGGACAGCGCATATGAGTGGTACACATCAGGTCCAAGACAGCGATTACAACCCGGTGGGACTATTATCATAGTAATGACAAGATGGAGCACCAAAGATCTTGTAGGAAGATTGTTAAAAAAACAAGGTGAAGAACACGCAGATCAGTGGGAAGTAGTAGAGTTCCCAGCGATCATGCCAGAAACCGATAACCCATTGTGGGGTGAGTTCTGGAAAAAATCAGAGTTGCTTAGTGTAAAAGCATCATTGCCAGTTGCCAAATGGAACGCACAGTGGATGCAAAATCCAACAGCTGAAGAAGGATCTATCATAAAAAGAGAATGGTGGAGAGAGTGGCATAGCGAAACACCACCAGCATATGATTATGTTATACAGAGTTACGATACTGCGTTTAGCAAAAAAGAAACAGCAGATTACTCTGCAATAACAACATGGGCGATATTTGAGCATGAGGATGATGGTCAGCCTAACATAATTCTTTTGGATGCAAAAAGAGTCAGATTTGACTTCCCTGAGCTGAAAAGATTAGCATGGGATGAATATAAATACTGGGAACCTGACTGTATTTTAATAGAAGCTAAGGCATCAGGAACACCATTGACACAAGAATTAAGGCGCATGGGCATACCAGTAACTTCATATGCGCCATCAAGAGGTCAAGACAAAGTGGCAAGAATGAACAGTGTAGCTCCAATATTCGAGTCAGGTATGGTATGGTTTCCAGATGAAAAGTTTGCAGATGAAGTAAGAGAAGAATGTGCAAGTTTTCCATATGGTGATCATGACGATTATGTTGATAGTATGACTATGGCATTGATGAGATTCAGACAAGGTGGTTTCTTATCATTACGAGAAGACTATCAAGATGAAGTAAAATTGTTAAAAAAGAACAGAACAGTATATTATTAATGAAAATATGGATTACATCATTCGAGATCGATGGTAAAAAATTTGCTGGACCTAACATCGTTGCTGAAGATGAGGAACATGCAGAGTTCATAGCAAAACATCAAGGATTGACTGTAGAGGGCATACTTGAGCTGGTTATGGACAATGAATTTACTTTTGAAGATTTAGAATCAGATGAATACACAACAATACATTAGGAAAGAATATGGCAGTTGAAAGAGTATTAGGCACAGAAAACGATCCAGATATAATAGAGAGAGGATCAGAAGTAGAGGTTGTACCTGAAAAGACCAGACAAGAAGAACTAGATGAAGCAATACAAGTAGTCGTATCTGGTGATGACATATTCACACAAGAAGAACTCGATGAAGAACCAGAAATGGTTGATGAGGATTTCTACGCAAACATAGCAGAAAATATGAATCCTACTGATTTAAGTAGATTAGCTACAGAGTTAATTGAATCAGTAGATAGTGATTTTCAATCAAGAGAAGAATGGGAAAAAACATACACTGATGGGTTGCAATATCTTGGTATGAAGTTTGATGAGTCGAGATCACAACCATTTCAAGGATCTTCTGGTGTAATTCACCCAATCTTAGCTGAAGCAGTGACACAGTTCCAAGCACAGGCATACAAGGAACTGCTACCAGCAAAAGGACCTGTCAAAACACAAATAGTTGGTATGAGATCTGCTGAAACAGAAACACAAGCAGATAGAGTTCAAGAATTTATGAACTATTACATCATGAATGTTATGCAAGAATATGATCCTGAACTAGATCAACTTTTGTTTTTCTTGCCACTTGCTGGATCTGCTTTCAAAAAAGTTTACTACGATAGCACTCTCAAGAGAGCTATATCTAAATTTATACCACCAGAAGATTTAGTTGTGCCTTATGAAGCACCTGATATATCGACAGCAGAAAGAATCACGCATGTAATTAGCATGTCGAGAAACGAAATTAAGAAACAGCAGTTAAATGGTTTCTATGCAGACATAGATATACCTGAAAGCAGTTATCCTGAATCTGATGATGTGCAAGATGAAATAGATGATATACAAGGTGTTTCGCCTTCATACACAGAAGAAAGAAACAGAACAATATACGAAGTTCATACTATTCTTGATTTAGAAGGATATGAAGATCTCGATTCTGATGGTAAGCCAACAGGACTAAAACTCCCATACATTGTTACTGTAGATGAGCAAGCCAATAAAATACTTGCCATCAGAAGAAACTATAATCCTGATGATCCTGATAAAAACAAAATAAACTATTTCGTACAATACAAATTCTTACCCGGTTTAGGTTTTTATGGGTTAGGTCTATCACACATGATTGGTGGTTTATCGAAAGCATCAACATCCATACTCAGACAATTAATTGATGCTGGTACTCTCAGTAACCTACCAGCTGGATTTAAAGCCAGAGGGATGAGAATTAGAGATGAAGCTGATCCACTGCAACCCGGTGAGTTTAGAGACATAGATACAACTGGCGGTTCTTTGCGTGAAAACTTAATACCTTTACCAATAAAAGAACCAAGTAATGTATTGATGCAATTATTAGGTTTGTTAATAGATTCTGGTAAAAGGTTTGCTGCTA